GATACCGAGTGGGCGACCGCCGTCGGGAGACGCAGGGTCGATCACGCGCCAGCCCTCTTTCGCTAGCCCCAGGCTACCAGAGACCTTGTAGACGCCAACACTGAGTGTCCAGCGCTGTTTGAAGAGCCGGATGGTGACCGTCCCATCCTCAGCCTGTTCGCTGTCAGTGATACCGAGTGGGCGACCGCCGTCGGGAGACGCAGGGTCGATCACGCGCCAGCCCTCTTTCGCTAGCCCCAGGCTACCAGAGACCTTGTAGACGCCAACGGCGAGCCGTTGAACAGTAACGCCGCGGGCCTCTGCGTTGGCTACACCCCAAGCCCCCGCAGGCTCGAAGTCCAGTTCGTTGAGGTCCGGTCTCAAGCTCCCATCAACGTTGGCGATACGCACGACCGGCGATGCAGCACGAAGCGTCCCGTCGGTTGCTCTCGTCGTGTTTATAGTCGTGTAGAACTCGAAAATAGGGGCAGACGAGAATTTCCCGCACCGACCTTTGACCGTAGATGCCGGCACCTGGCCGAAAAACATCTGCGCTCCTCGCAAGTCGGATCCGTCGTAGCCGATCGTCAACACAGATCCGTTGCTAATGCCAGTTGCCACGGAGTCAACAGTTGTCGAATCGAATATCTCGACGCTTGTCGCATAACGATGAATCGATGGTGCTCGGTCAGGACGCTCAGAACCAATCCCGAATGCGCCGACCGGCATGGCGTTTCCAAGCGTTGTACCGATATCGGCCTGGGCGGCGCTGCGCAACTCGAGCGAGTTCCTCGCCTGGGCCGCGTCGGTGCCGTTGCCCACGGCTGAATGCCGGCCAGCGTCCCTCCCCACTGGTTCGCTATCAGGTTGAATCGATCGCTCAGCTCCTTGTCGTAACCCAGGATTGGCGCAACCGCATAGGGCTGGCCGCTAGCCGTGCTGCCCCGGTAGTTGGGCTTTATCGACATGACCGTCGAACTGGCGACGTTGCTCACTTCGTAGAGGCGCCCGTCAGGGGCAATAAAGGCGTCGCTACCCGGACATTCGAAGAAAACTGAGTTCCGGTGCCGGTGACGGTCGGGCTATTTTCTGTCACCGCGACGGTGCCGGTTGAATACCATGCCATTTAAGCCTCCTTCAAATTACGCGACAACAATGAGTGGCCAGTTGAACTTAAATCCGATCTCATCCGGAACTAACGAGGAGACGAAAATCATGGCCCGGGAATTGTACAGGAACCCTATACGAGGGGGTTCCAGAGTATAGATATGCTTTAGATTAAAATGACTCACCAGAAAATAGGTGGACAACCCATATGGATATGGAAGTGCCCATGTTTGCATGTGCATACCTCCGGGCCAATTAGGGTTATGGGCGTATAACTCCCACTCCTGCGCCCCTCCAACAAACCGCACAATCTCGCGATTACTGTCGAACATGACACGCGACTGAGCATCGAATACATGCATGCCCCACCCTCCTATACGGGGTAGCATGACTGCTGCGGCCTTCCACTTTCCTCCATATACCGGCGGGTCGGTATCTTGGAAACTAGACTGGTAAAACGCAAATCCAGACCAAGCCCCAGCCCCTCCCAGATGTCGAAATCTATAAATCTGGTGAGGCCCATTAGGACAGAAGTATACATATGGCTCGTAGGGCGAATTAATTGGCGCCGAGTAGTTTACAACAATTTCCACCGCTCCTTGAACGCCATACACCCCACCTTCAACAATATGCATGCAGGGGTTTGAGTCATCGATAATTGTTTGCCCATTGTTCCCTCGAACAAGGATACCGTAGCTCATGAGAACATTACCGCATGCAGGACATAGGTAACATTTGGAGATCCGTCTCGCAAAAACGTAATTACATTTCCAGATATTCTATAGGAAGGGACGTTTCCAAATGGGTAGCCGCTTGAGATTAAGAAAACTACACCACGAGCGGGATCAAAGCCGGGAATACTCACTGCCATTCCTCCTGTGATCGCTCCAATCGATTGTCGATATACAGTCCGCGCCGACTGGCCGGTGAGGTCCATCACGATCCCTCCGGCTGCGTTTCGAATTCGGATGCCATAGCTCATGCGTCGAGATTCCCGATCTGTACCCGTAACACCAGGTTCGCGTCGTAGACTTTAACGGCCTCCGCTGTCTGCCTCATGAACCTCCGGACGTTGCGCTGTTCATCGTCAAACTCCCTGCTTTATCAAGCTTCCACAGCGGCTCGCCGTTGGCACCGAGTGCGGTCGACTGAATCACGTTGCCGATCTTCGCGTTCGTAATCGAACCGTCCTGAATCATCGCGTTGTTGATGAACATCTGGCCTCCGACGATCGAGACCGGCGCCACGGTCTGCCCGCTGGAACTGTTGAACCAGAGGAACCGATCAGCTGGAACGCCATGGTCGTCACGCTCGTGCCGCTGTCGAAGCCCAGTTGCCAGCCAGCGGCGTACGACTGCCCATTGGCATGGGCCTGGAGCTTTACGCTGTAGAGCGCCTGAACGTTCCCATCCAGAGAGGCCACTGCCTGGGACGTCGTCTGGATTGCCGCACTGTTGCTACCCACCTCCGCTGAAAGTTGGTCGATGCGCTGGGCAGTGGCTTGTCTGTCGCTCGCGGTCACCTGCTCGACCGTGGTAATGCGCCCCTCCGCAGTTGCAGTCCGCGCTTCAAGCAAGCTCGTCCGCTTCGCCTGCGCTTCGTCCTCGTTCGCCCGCACGGTGACTTCGGTGGCGGCTCGAGCAATGGTGTCCCAGCCCTTCAGCGCATCGGCCTTCTCTCCGGTCGCCGGCTCCCGGCGGGCGGCAGCCTGCAGAACATCCAGGCTCGAAGCCGCCGCTTCGACCTTACCGTCGAGCTCGGTGATATCCGCAGTGTTGGTGGCCACCTGCTGGGCCAGGCCGTTGGCCGTCTCGATCGACTGTCCGATGTCGGCCCAGTAGGTCGCATTCGGCGGAGAGGCGTTGAGCGGCACCGCCTGCTTCGCTTGATACAGCCGGTTGCCGACCCGCACGATATCGTTCTTCGCGTAGGTCTTCGTCGGGTCGTAGGCCAGCACATCGGTCAGATTGTCGATCTGGTCCTGCAGGCCACTGATATCGACCTGCATCTGATCGATGTCGGCGAAGAACTGCTCGCCCAGCGCGGACTCGACGTACTCCTTGGTGATCAGTTCGTTGTACTCGCTCGCATCCGTCGAGCTGATACCGTCGACCCAGGCCGACCAGGGGCCGACGTTGCCGGTCCGGTCGATCAGCCGCCCGCGGAAGGCCAGGCGAGCGCCGGCCGCCAGCGAGGTCAGCGTGTGGGTGTCGGTCGGGTATGCGAACAAGCCCAGGGCAGTTGCGTTCTGTTCGCTGCCGCCCGGGGTAACCGACTGTTGGATCTCGGTGTAGGCGGTGTCCGCCGCGCCACTGGCCGGGAATGCCCACTCCAGGCCGATCTTCCACGGTCCGCTGGTGGTACGCAGGAACGCCAGCGCCGGTGGCGCGCCGGTCTTACCGCTGAGCTGGGTCAGGATCGAGCTCTTCCAGACCGACGTGATGTCGAACGCCGACACCGCGCGCACCCGCGCCAGATAGCCTCCTGCGTAGATGCCGGTCACATCGACGCTGGTGGTGCCGGCACGCGGCAGGCGGATCCAGTTGCCGCTGTCCTTCTTCCACTCGACGTCGTATGCCACCGCCCCTTCTACAACAGGCCAGGCGATGGTCATCGTGCTGACCGCCAACCCCTGATCGAACTGGTAGTGCGAGGTCAGCGTGACGCTCGCCGGCGGCGCAACTGTGGTGATCGGGATAACGCTGATCGGCCGGCTCTCCAACTTGGCACCAGTGTCGATCGCCGAGAACTTCCCGGGCTCATACTGCAGAGCGGTGATCTCGAAGACACCCCGCTCCGGCTGGCTGACTTTCATCACACGGTAGAGCGGCACCGCCAGGTCGTCGGCATCGAGGGTCCAGACCAGTTCCGGTAGCGGGGTCTCGCTGTAGGCTGTCGTCACGGTCACCGCGCGCCCGGTTACCGACTGCACGGTTCGCGCCTCAGCCTTACCGCTGGGCAGGTTCAGGAGCAGCCGGTCGCCAGCCTTCGCCTGAGTATCGCGATCCAAGGTGATCACTCGGCCAGCAACCGCCGAGATCCTCCCGCCGATCTCCCGTCCAGCCAACAGCGCATCAGCCACCGGAATCACCCATCCCGGCAGCGGGATTGCTCCGTCCATCCCGGTACGGAACGTTATCGTGCGATCCTGGCTGTTGGTCAGGATCGCCCATTTTCCGCGCCGCTGGGCCTCACTCTCGCGGGTGCAGCCAATGGCTGCCACCTCGACCGGGTTGTCGCCGTAACGCCGCTGCAGGCGCTTATCGGTGGCCACAGCCACGTCGGTGTCGTAGTTGTTCGCCGGATTGTCGTAGCTGACCAAGCACGGCTGTAGCGAGTGCGCTCACTGGCCGAGCCGTAGCTGAAGCGGTCGTCAATGACATTGGCCCGGGTGTAGGCGAAATCGACGTCGGTGGCGCGCGGGATATCCGCCTGGATCTTCAGTTGGCCCTGGGCCCAGTACGCCATACCACGGTAGATCGCGGTGAGGTCACGCAGCAGCTCCCAGGCCCCGGCGCGGCTTTGCAGGTTCAGGTTGCAGGTGTGTCGCGGCTCCTGGCCGCCCTTCCCGTCCGGCACCAACTGGTCGCAGTACTGGGAAATCCGGTACATCTCCCAACGGTCTACCATCCAGGCCTTGATGCGTTTACCCACACCGAAGCGATCGTTGGTCACGATGTCGTAGGTGTGCCAGACCGGGTTGTCGGTCCAGGCCTGTTTCATCGTGCCGTCCCAGATGCCGAGGTAGGCCCGGGTCTCCGGATCATAATTGCTCGGCACCTGGACCTTCCTCCCGCGGCAGTCGACTGTGACAGCCGGAATGTTGCTGAACTGCTCTGCGCTGAACTCGACGTACAGCAGCGCCGTGTTCGGGTAGCGCAGCTTCGCGTCGATCACCTCGGTGTAGCCGGCGATCAGCATGGTGTCGGCGATGCGGTTGTTGTTCTGGTTCGGCGTCAGGCGGCGGACGCGCACCTGCCAGCCATTGGTGGCCGCCGGCAGGTCGATCCGGCGGGAACGCTCGTAGCGGGTGGTGGTCTTGCCATCGACGGCCTCGCGCAGCACCTCCTGATAGGCGCCGCCGTCGGTGGCCAGATCTACGGCATATTCGATCCGGTACCCGCCGATGTTGCCGTTGGTGTCCTGCTGCTGGAGCGCTGGCCAGGCGAAGCGCAGACGCACTGCGGAAAGCTGGGTATTGCTCAGCGAGCGCACCCAGGGCGTATCGCTGCGCAACTCGACGTTGACGCTGGTTTCGTTCTCAACGGCAGGGATGCCAGGGATGTAGTCCTGGTCCACCGCCCCCGCGCGCCACTCCCACTTAACGTTGGGGAAGTTCAGGTTACCGCTCGGGTCCATCAGTGGGGTGTTGTCGAGGTAGATATCGCGCTCGCTCGGAACGCCGGCGAACTCGCCCTCGCCCACGGCGAGCAGGATCTTGGCCATCGCGACCGAGCGCAGGCTGTCGGGTGCCTCGACCGGCTGTTTCGGCTTGCTACTGCCGCCCTTGCGACCGGCCAGGTGCTGGTTTTCTGTGCCCATGCTTTCCTCCGGGCAAAAAAAGTCCGCTCTCGCGGACTGAAAGGCCAATTAAACTGTATGCATTAGCAGTAGCCAGCAGCCATCACAGGGATGTAATTTCGACACTGCACTATCAAGCAAATTTCTTAACAGCAAGGAAAGTAAAATGAAGTTTCACAGCGAAGAATACATCCAAAGGGATGCCGAGTTCGGACGTATTCTTGACTTGGCTTCGAAAGGAGCAAAACAAGTCTTAATTGTATCACCAGACAAAATTGACTCCCTAGACGACAGCCTAAAATACGCACTTGACGAAAAAACGGCTAAGGAATTGAAGAAAAACAGAAAAGCCACCACCACCAACAGCTCCGGAGAACTAATAGAACTCTATCTAGAGACTGGAAAAACAAAGTCCGACTTTAAGAAAGGAAATATATTGTTACCCTGGACATCAGAGCTCGACACACATCAACGCCTTAAAGACCCTCGCGGAATTGACACCTATTACATTCCACATAGTGGACCTGGCACAACAAAGGCCGCTGGCCTCAAGGTAAAAGACGAACTTTCAGCCTACATAGAAAGCAATCCAGACTCATCCGCCCTCTAAAGTTAAAGTTAATTTCTGATAGAAACTCAGGACTTATCTTCAGCGTAAATTGAAGCCGAGATAATCGCCCCGCCCCACCGGCGCTTCCCGTAGCAGATCGGCACCGGGTTCCCGCTGGCGGTGGTATTTCTGGCGCTGCCGAAGGCGTAGCTGGCTGGTTCTCCGGCGCCGCGCTCTGCTTCAGGCCCTGGGCCTGGGGGCTGAGCATTTGGATGACGCCGCCTGCAACCATCCCTATCCCTGCAGGCAGCGCATACGGGGCTATGACGGGAAAAGCGTAGGAAGCAGCGATCAGCACAGCCCCGACTATCGTCTGCACCAACCCGCCACGCTTCCGGCCACGCATGACCGGAGCAATGCGAATTTCCTCGGCGCCCCCGAACTGCAGCTCATCTTCGGAAATGTTCCGTTTCCCACGGAATACAGCGAACTCCAGACCTCGCAGGTGGGCATTGGCGAGGAAGCGCTCGAGGCCAGGAATCTGCACGCACAGGGCCTTGATCGCTTCCGCAGTCGACCCGACGAGCATACGGTACTCCCGACCGAACTGCCGGAGCGCGCCGTAGAGTTTGATGGTGGTCATCGGAGTGTGGTGCGCTGCGGTGGTCATGCGTTTCTCCAGGTAATAAAAAACCGCCCGGAGGCGGTTTATGCGATTATTCATTCCTTCCGTATGAAGGATGATCGGCCGTACTTCGCCTCATAATCAGCAGCCAGTTTCTGGCATACCGACTTAGCGAAACGCCTAGCCGACATGTCTAAAAGTCGATCATCAACATCTTTCCAGCACAAATCGATAGCTACTCGAGCCCTATCCTTATCCCTGGACTCAGGGTCTCTGTGCTTTCTAGAACTGCACCAAGAATTAGGAGAGCCACCAGAGCACCTATTGGTAGCAGCACTAAACAGATCAGGACTTTTTTTGCTGCCCCCATAGTGGGCTTTTGAAGATTTTGCGGCAGCCCTACTTCCTCATTAAGTGCTTCGCCACAGTACCTGCACTTAATCGCTTCAGCCTTGATTACTTCAGCGCAGAAGGGGCATTTCTTTTCGTCGGCATCCATACGACTCTCCACAATATAATTGTGGCGGAGGATACCAAATAGCCAGCATCAAGACCCAGGGCTCATTCGGCAGAAACAGAGAGGGCGCCTGAAGGCGCCCTCTCCATGCCGTTTACGGCCCATACCCTAGGATGAGCAGTTCCATGCTCATGCCGAAGCCCGCGTCGACCAGTTCAGTTGCTTGGCACAGTGCTTCCTCACGTGCGCTGCGGAACCCAGCCCATCCCACAGAAAGCCCGCCAACTCGACGCCAGCATTACAACCGAGCCCGCTCAGGTGAGTGGCCAGGCGACGGCTCTCAACGATCTTCCAGCACTTCTCCACGCAGTCGACCAGAAACGCGATGTTCGACCACGAGCAGGTGTCGACGGCCGACGCGGCTCTATCCTTCGGCAGCCACTCGCCTTCCAAGGCGTAGGCGGCGATGAAGTTCCGCGCGCTGTCGAGCCGGTCGGCCGGAATATCCTCGGCGGTCACGACGCTGAACGCCTTATGCACCTGGCTCCAGATGTGGTTCTTGGCGCCTCGGCGAATCGCCGACGGCAGGTGCCGCACCTTGCCATCGACGACGGCAGCCAGGCAGTGGAAG